AATACAGGGGGCAACTATATAAAAAAGTTGTATATTGCATACGAATAATATTTAACATAAACAAATTTATTTTATGATAAAACCTATTACAATTATCAAAGCGTGGATAAACGTTTTTAAAGGAATTACAACCGCTAAACATAAAGAACGGTATAATGTATGTAAATACTGTCCAAGTGCTGAATATAAGCCTTATTTAGACTTTATAAATGATGAATTGGTAGATGTGAAAGGTATGATTTGCAATGAATGTAAATGTCCTTTAGTAGCAAAAATAAGAAGTAACGATAAATGTCCTTTAAATAAATGGTAAATAGCACATATAATTTTTTAAAACAAATTGAAAACGACCAAACATTCTTAATACTATTGCAAAAGGGTATTATAAGTTTATCAATATTAGATAAAATGGTGTATTATGAGCGTTACTTAATGGAATTAAAAACAGTTAGCAACGCCCAAGCAATAGCAAATGCAAGTGAAGAATATAACTGTCATGAAGCAACAATAAGAAGAGCTATTAAAGCAATGGAAAATTAATACTATACTAACTATTTTTGCAAACAAGTGCAATACAAACAAGCATAAATATCATTATATTGCAACCTTAATACTACAAAATGACAAACGATATATATTTAATTGGCGAGGTTGGTTATGAAATTACTTTAGATAGTGTAATTAACCAAGTTAAAAGTACTGATAGTGAGCAACCTTTAAACGTTCATATACATAGTGGTGGTGGCTCGGTGTATGACGGTTTGGCAATATATAACTATTTAAAAGGGTTACCTCAAGAAGTAAATACTATTTCTAACGGTTTAGTAGCATCTATTGCATCTATTATATTTTTAGCGGGTACAAATAGAACTATTAATACAACTGATAACTTTTTAATACACCTACCTATGAGCGGTGTAAAAGGTAATGCAGTCGATTTTGAAAAAACAGCAAAGGAATTAAGAAGTATTGAAAGTAAATTAGCACAAATATACGCTAATGAAACAAGTATTACAGTAGATGAAGCAATGGCATTAATGCTAAGTGATGAAATGTTAGATGTTGAAATGTTAAAAGACAAAGGGTTTGTAACTGAAATAGTACAATTCCAAGCAGTAGCGAATTTAAACAATAAAAATAATGACAATATGAGTGAAATTTTAACTAAAAAAGAAGCTGAAAGTCTTTTCGAAAAATTCGGGAACAAACTGAAAAGCTATTTTAACCCTGAAAATAAAATTGTTCAGGATGCAACAGGTATGGAGATTGATTTTCCTGATGTTGAAGACGGTATCGAGCCTATCGTAGGTGATAAAGCAACTATCGACGGTAAAGCCGCAGACGGTGATTATACAATGCCAAGTGGACAAGTATTTAAATTTGTAGCGGGTGCATTAACTGAAATTGTAGAGGGTGAAGCTCCAGCAGAACCAGAACCAACAGAACCAACAGAAGCTGAAGTATTACAAGCTAAAATTGATAGTTTAACGGAACAATTACAAGTATCCGCCGAATTAATTACGGAGAAAGAAACTTTAATCACCGTAAAAGATACTGAAATTACCAATCTTACAAATGACTTTAAAACTTTAGAAAGTGATTTTACAGAGGTTAAAAATAAAGTAGTTTCTAATTTTGAATATACGGAAAAGGTAGTAGCAAAAACAGATGATGCTATTCCAACAAGCAGAACAACATTCAAATCAAAAGTAAAATAATAATAAAATAAAAATAATATAATTATGGCTAGTAAAATAGATGTAAGCGCATTAACGCTTAACCCTTTAGAAGCACAATCAGCATCCGAAGCAATTTTCGAAAGAGTGTACGTAGATACTCAACTTTCAGCAGTACACGATATAGTTACTGGAATTACAATGAAACAACAAATAGTATTTATTGCACAGTTAGCAATAGGTGGTGAAGCCCTTAGCGGATGTACACCTGCTGAACAAGATGCTTTAGTACTTTCTCAAAAATACTGGGAACCTGCAATGGTAGCTGGTAGATTTAAGCATTGTGCAAATGATTTAAACCAACTTTTAAAACTGTTTAGAGCAGAACAAAGAGTAAATCCTGATTTCTTTGATAGAATTGGAAGTGAAGAAATTGGTATTTTAGTAGCTGCTATTGTAGATGCTTTAATGCGTTCTATTAATGCAAAAGTATGGTTTGGTGCTAAAAACGCAGCAGTTCAACCGGGTGGTGATTTTACTATCGTAGGTTTTAACGCAGGTGTATGGAGTCAGTTTGATGGTTTATGGGAACAAATTTTTGCAGATGCGAAAGTAGAAACTTATACTATTGCAGAAAATAGTGGAGCTACTTATGCACTTCAAGCATTATCAGCTGATAAAGCATTTAAAGCTTTTAAAGCAATGTACGCTTTAGCAGATAGTAGATTATTATCAGACCCTAACGTTCAGCTTTTAGTAACTCGTTCAATGTGGGATAACTATTTAGTATCTACAGAAGACAAAGAGTTTAACGGCGGTATTACTACTCGTTTAGATAACGGACAATTAGCAATGGACTTTAGAGGTATTAAAATTGTAATGATGGATTCTTGGGATAGAAATATTTTAGCTTATCAAAATGATTTAACAGTAACTGTATTACCTCATAGAGCGTTATTAACAGTACCTGCAAACATTCCAGTAGCAACACTAAATGAAAGTGATATGTCTACTTTGGATTCGTTTTATGACAACGTAACAAAATCTAACTATGTAGATTATGCTTACTATTTAGACGCTAAATTTGGTGAATCATACTTAGCTGTAGCAGCATATTAATAACTAAAAAATAGAAAATTATGGCATTGAATTGCGAGGAGAAATTAGCAGCTGACATTATAAAAGACTGTGATAATAAATCAATTGGAGGTTTAGAGGTAAATGTCGTTTTAATCAATTTTGATGATATTGATAAAGCTACGTCTACAATAGACGCTGCAAACGACTTAATAATTACCAATCTAGCAACACTAAGCGGAACTGCTGGTTTTACGTTAGAGGGTATTAAACAAACTAATTCAGCATCTTTTGAGTTGGTTAAAAAAGAAGATAGCTGGGATAAATACAAGCATTTATTTGCAGGTGTTATTTTAACGCCATCGGCAACAAATAAAAAATCAATTGCTAATATAGCAAGTGGTGGACGTTATGTTGTTGTGGTTGAAAAGAAATTCAAAGGGGCATCACAAGAAGAAGCATTTGAAGTTTTAGGTTGGGATAGTGGATTGGTTATATCTACTCTAATTTATAACTCTAAAGAGTCTGACGGTGTGATTAAATTTGAATTAGCTAGTGAGGATGGTTTTGAAGAAAACGAAATGAGTAGAAATAATTTAGAAGCAAATTATGCAACTACTAAAATTGCTTTCGATTTAAAATATGCAACTGCATAATTAATTGAAAGAGTTTTTAAAATATGACAAAAATACTATCCTTAGAGATAAATCTAGGGATGGTCTTTTTGTTAATTTTATTAGAAAGTATGAAGCTGAATTTGGGGAAAAGGTAATTGTAGGATGTGGAGCGTGTTTAGCTAAAATGTATAATAATTTCATAAATAAATATATGAGTACAGATAAAAAAGAAGTAATAGGTTATGTTTTAAAGTTAAAGTATAACGGTATTAAAAGTAAAACAACTGGCAGACCTTGCCGAAATGATGACTTAACAGAAAAACAAGCTATTGACTTAATAGAAAAACACCCTCACGGGGCTAACTTGTTTGATGAAATTCCAGACTCTTACTATAAATCAATTAAAGTAATAGAACCTGAACAAATTGAAACTACAAAGGAAATAGAAACTCCTAAAAAAGACATAAAGAGAACATCTAAAAAACGTAAATAATGGGTTTAAAAGTTCAACTAATGGACATTTACAAGCGTATAACTACGTTTGATAAAAAACTCGGTGTTATTAAAAATGGTGATGATAATAACTATCCTGAAATTATAGACCGTTACATTAATAATTCAGTTACAGCGAAAAGTGCCGCTAATATTATGGCTACTTATTTAAGCGGTAAAGGTTTTGAATTAGAAAATGAATTACTAGTTAATAAGAATTTAACACTACAAAGTTTTACACGTAAGTTAGCACGGTCTTTAAGTAGGCAAGGTGGTGCATTTGTACATGTAAATTACAACGCTAATTATAAAAAGGTATCATTTGACGTGTTACCTTATTCGCATTGTAGAATAGGTGAAAAGGATGATAACAAATACAACGGTAAAATAATAGTTAATGATACTTGGACGGGTAAATTAAGACGTGAGGATTTTAATGTTATTGATGTTTATAACGAGAATGAAAAAGTAATTGAAGCACAGGTTGTTAAAGCTGGTGGTTGGGACAAATACAAAGGTCAAGTATGGTATGTAAATCTTAATGAAGATTATGATTATGCACTAAGTCCAGCAGACCCTGTAATGTTTGATTGTGATAGCGAAAGCCAAAGTTCTATATTTAAAAACAAATCTTTAAGAAAAGGATTTTTCGGTAAAACATTAATCGTTACAAAGCCTTTAATTGGTGAACGTGAAATATATCCTGAGGATGGTGTAGAATATCAAGCTGCATTATCTGAAAGAAAAGCATTTAAAGAAACTATTAATAATTTTATAGGTGCTGAAAATGTTGGAGGTGCTTTACACGTAGAATTAGAACACGACCAAACCAACTTAGATGACGCTATTAAAATACAGCAAATAGGAAGCGATATAAATGACAAACTTTTTGAATATACCGAAAGGTCTGTATTTAATAATATACTAATGGCATTTAATAACGTTCCTAGTGGTTTAATTCGTTCAGATAGTGCAATGTTTGGAAATAGCGGTGAAGCATTAAAAGAAATGAAATTCACATACCAAGAAAACACAACACAAGAACGTGAAATGTTAGAACAAACAATTAATAAACTATTAACAAACTTTAAAGATTTTAATAAAAAAGTTAAGATAGTACCATTAATTGACAAACCTATAAAAACAGTAGAAGATGTTAATCAGTAGAACGGACATAGCACAATACAGACAAATAAGTAAAACAGTAAATGTAGATATTTTAAATCAAAATATTTTAGACGCTGAATTTGTAGACTTGCAAGGTTTAATCGGTAGTGATTTTTACAATGATATTTTAAGAAATATTAGCACATATTCGGATTTATTAGATGGAAGCACTTATACTTATAGTGGAATAACATATACTAATGTAGGTTTAAAGGCTGTTTTAAGCTACTATTCTTATGCGAGGTACATAATGTTCGGTAGTCAAGTAGATACACCTTTTAGCTACGTAGAGAAGTTAAACGGGCAAACATCACAACCTGTAAGCAACGATTCAAAAAAGACTATGTTTAAAATGAATCAGCAAATCGCTTTTACGTATTGGGAAAATGTACAAAGTTTTTTAAATAGAAACGCAACTACATATCCACTATGGAAAAATAACTGCAATTTAAAAACGGGTAATTTTAGAATATCAAAAATAGGTTAATATGGCAAAGAGAATATACATAAATAGTAATAATATTTTAGTAATAGCAGATAGTATATGTTCGATATGAAAGGCGATGAGATTTACGGTAAAACAAATAGAAATATTATAGCACGTTTTAGCTTTAATAAATTTACTGATGGAGCTGACGGTATCACAATTCGTGACGGGCAATCTTTTAAAACAATAGTAAAAGATGATTTAAGCGGATTAACTTATTTAGAGTGTAAAATAATGGGAGTATTAAAACCAATATAAAAATGATAAAGAACATTTA